ATATAAATCTATAATTATATATTTATAGATTTTCGATGTTCCCGATGTCTACACACCATCAAAACAGCTCAAAATGACACTTTCACTCTCTTCGCTTTTTCAAATAGTCGACAACATACGCCCTGGCTTTTGCCAGCTTCCGGCGATACTGTCTGAGACTAAGAGAAAGGGCGTGGGCTTTATCAATATGCGGTGCATTTATGTCGAGGCCCCGAATCTCCCACGCCCCGTATTCAATTCGGACAACCAGCGCCGCAGTCTCATCAACTACCGTGAGGGCCGTCACCGCTCCCTCGATACTGGTTTCCAGTGAGTCATTTGGTGCGCCGCCCCCTCCGGTAAACTGGCAACGCGTAACCATCATCATTTCTAACATCGACGCGAAACCGCTACGGGCGTTGCAGCCATTGCGCACCCACAGCGCCCATAGCTCAAACAAGCTATCCAGATCGCGTCTCACTGTTCAGATCTCCCGTATCGTGACGGGATAAAGCGCCTCTACCTGCTTTTTCTTCATGATGTAGACGTCTGTTCGCACACCTTTAGTGTCGACACAATCAATCGACCCATCGTCATAAAACACCATGAAATCAAGTTTATAAACGACACCACCAGGCAGATGAAAAGGCACCTGCATAAGAAACGTCACAACGCGGCCAGCTTTTCTCAGTAGCTTCAGTTCGCAGTAGTAATCAGCCTCTTTTTTGCTATCAAAAGCGATATCATCGACAACAGTTTTTTTATTGCCGTATTTGCTTTTCCTGGTCGCTGGTTTGCGAAAGCCGGTATATCTCATTTGGTATCCCCTGGTACTTCACCAAGACTAAGATCAAACCCAATTTCGTCTTTAACTGACTGCGGCAACAGCTCCCACGTCTGCGCACACAAAAATTCATCGGTGCCATAACGCTCAACAAAGCGAGCACAATTACTCAGGGGAGGGTGACGAACGGCAATATGCGGAGGCACGCGCCCACCACCAGGCACAACACCGCGATGATGTGGTGCGCACAACCCAAAGCTATGGAAGTGGCAATTCTCATCAACGCTGCCGTAATCAGGATCGTGATGTAGCTCCGTCCACAGCTCTGGATTCTCAATTTCACGGCCATCAATAATGCAAGCTATGCAACCCACGTGAGTGAGCACCGCTTGTATATAAAGTTTCTCTTTCTTCGTTGGTGTACGTCCGTTCATCAGCGCCCCTTACCATTGATAAAGAGGTTGAACTCGTTAATTAACTGGACATACATGCTTCTGGCCGCGTAGTTCTTTGCCAGCTCTTTACGGGATGAGATCCCGCAAAACTCACGCAGAATCACAGAGGCCTCAGAACTGTTTGAAATGTTCTTCCCTGTTTTACTGGTCAGAAAGCGCCAGAATTGGGGATTCTGGCAATGCATCGCAGCACCGCGAACATAACCACTCATTGATGGCCCCCGTCATTCCTGGTGCTTTTCACCGTGCGGCTGCTTAAAAACCTGCCATCACGAGAAACAGACACATCTCGTTTACCCAACCTCATTTCACGGCGGTAACATTCAGAAAATGCCTCGTCCGGCAGCATATAAATGCGACGCTTCGCCTCCGAATCCAGAAGGGAACGGCTTGGAGTTACATATAAAAACGACTCATCAATAGGGACAAAACCACGAGCAAGAATTGCTGGCAGAATGCCAGGAAGAACGCAGAAAACAGCTCCACGATGCAGCAACATCTGGTACTCCATGACCTCCGTGATCCCCGTGACTACTGTTACGGTGTCACGTCTGTTACGGCTGGCAACCAGTCGCTGCACACCTCCAATTTTCTGCTCTACAGATAGACGTTTACTATCGTTATCAATATGATCGATAACAAATCCTTTAATCGTTTGATCAAGGTAGTGCACCACCTGCGATTGAATCTGGTGATTATCACCAAAGAAGGCCAGAATCATCATTCCTCAAGCCTCCCAAGTGCTGAACGCCGAGCGTTGCTAATCTCCTTATGAATCAGCTCGATATCGCTGGAATCTTTATTCTTAAACTCCAGCATGGCAATCGCATCACGAACCTCTGAAACGGTTACGTGTGAGTGTTTCCAGCGAGCAATGAATCGCGGACCGCGTAGATTGCAATGCTCCGCAGGCATTCCCAGCTCAGAGAAAACCGCTTTCAACCTTGATAAGCAGTTAACAGGGAGATTCCCTTTGATCTTGTTCTGCCGAACCGATGTGCCATCGCTACGCTGGCGCTGACGTTCGGCAAAATCTGCCGCCCATTGCTGGACATTAATCCGGCCTTCCGAATACGCCACCAGCAGCGTCAGGTTATCCGCACGAGGGAATCTCTCGAAGCGATACCAGGCACCAATCAGTGATGACGTAAAGCCAAACTTTCTGGCAACACCAATTTGGCCTCCATTTTCATCAACCCACTCCTGAAAGGTCATTTAACTAACTCCAGTTAAACCACGATATGTGGTATTAAAACCACAAATCGTGAGTTTTTCAATGGGGAAACAAAAAATAACCTTCTATTTGTGGTCTACCTCTCGTCTTACCGTGTGAAAACCACTAAATGTGGTAATGTATAAATAACCCCCCCATTCACGATTGATGAGAAATGAAAAGCAACGACGAGAACATCAAGAAAGAAATAGGTCTGCGCATTCAGACTCTACGGAAACAATCCGGCATGACTGCCGGAGATCTCCAGCAAGTCACTGGAATAGGCTTAAGCACCTTGCAGAACTATGAGGCCGGATTAAGACAACCATCTATACCTGCCATCAAGAAAATCGCGCACGCCCTGAAAGCATCAGCGCCTTATATCGCGTGCTTAACAGATAACCCGTTCCCACCCCAGAATACTAACGCACCTGTTATTCCTGGGCTTGTAGCTATAAAAAATGACATAGCATCGCACGCCGGAGAAAAGCCAGTGCTGGCGATAGAACAGGAGATTCTACGAAGCAAGAACATCAACCCATCGTCTCTGTCTGTTCTCCAGAGCAACGATGAGCTAAAGCTAATGTCACCAACAATATCCCCTGGCTCCCAAGTCCTGATTAATACAGACGATACAGAGATTCATGAGGGGATCTATGCCCTTGAAGACAGAAATGGCCTGGTTGTTTTGAGGCACTGTAGAGTCATACCGGGTGACAATGCTGTTATGCTGTCAACCGAAAGGGATGCTGAAATGAACACTAAGCATCTGAATAACGAGGAATTTAAGCGTTATAAAGTTCTTGGCCGCGTAGTTAGTGTTGTCAACTGGTTATGATACACAGCACGGCGAAAGCCGTGCATTTCTACGCTCAAAAAAACCACGATTTGTGGTTTTGACAACATGAAAAAGTATAAAAGAGGCTACGCATGGAATTACATACAGCCAATAAAAACGAAACTCTGATCACTGCTGGAATCGAAATCCAAGCGTTGAACATAGCGATTGAGTGTATGTTATGCCAACTCATTGATAATGAGAAAGATATCGACTGGATAGAATCTATCCTTCATCTGGCATCAGAACAAAAAGTCTGCCTCAAAACGGCCTTACAATACGATGTGCCAGCGATATCGAAGCTGTGCCAGCCATTGATGGCATATAACAGGGCTATTATTTCTGTATGCCTCATGATTCTCGATGAAAACACCCCTCTTAGCGACCGCTCAGAAGCTGCTCTAACCCTCTCACGTAAACAGCGACAGCTAGCAAATCAACTGATATCAACGATAGCTGACCTCTGACTGCAAGCGGGCTAACGCCCGCTTATATGATTATAGATTTATATAATTATATAAAACACTTTTCATCCGCCAAAAAGTTGGTTATGCTTACCTCATTCTATAAATATAGATTTATAGAATTATATAATCAAACACATGGAGTCTCGACAAATGACTATATCTGTAGGTATTTTCAACGGAAAAGGCGGCGTAACCAAATCAACCATTGCTCGTGCTTTAGCAGTTGCTTATGCAAAGGCTGGCTGGAATGTATGCCTGATCGATATGGATGTGCTTAACGGAACGGTAACGCGTTGGGTACAACGCAGAATGGCCAACAATATCGAACCTGCAATCGCGGCGCAGCCGTGCGGCACGCCATCACAAGTCCAGAAAATCATCGAATCAGAAGTATACGACCTGGTTATCGTTGATGGCGGTGCCTACGCATCTGAATCAGTACCGAAGCTCTCTGAATTTCTGGATATGGTTATTTTGCCAACCAGATTCTCTACCGATGACCTGGAAACCACCGTTAACACAGCTCACGGCATCGTTAAAAAGGGTGTACCAATCAAGAAAATTTGCATGGTGTTTTCCGGCGCGGCTGAAAACGAAGCTGACTATATTGAAGCCCAAGAGTACCTGGCTAATACGCCATACTTTGTTGTCGATAAGTACATTCCCCACAAGCCAGCTCTGAGCAAAGCTCAGGATAAAGGCTTAAGCCTCATTGAGTGCTCATACGTTGCGCCACGCAAAAAAGCAGACGACGTTATTCAGGGGATTATCAACCAGCTTGAGGCTCTGACTACTGCCGCGTAATATATAATTATAGTTTTATAGATTTATATAAGAGAGGATACACATGGCCGCACCATCAAAACCACCAAAGAAGAACAGCAAAGGCGTACCGCCATCGATCGAACAACCGCAGGTTTTCGACCCGACTGAAACGCCAGCCAGAACCAAATCAGGTGGGGCACAAATGGCGTTTAACGTCGACCCTGAATTTAAACGCGAGTACAAAACGTTCGCCAGCTCAATGGATATGTCATTGAAAGAAGTGCTGACAAAATCTTTTGAGTTACTCAAGGCTCAATACAACCAGAAGTAAGAGAAGGTGACGGCCTCCAGCGCCAACTGTTGGCCGTAGCGACACAACAAGGGGAATTTGTTATGTCCGAGCAACAATATACACGGTTACTGAAAACTCGTCTAACCGACCTCAAACGGCTGCAAGCTGGTCGCTTATTTGCCCTGCTATCCACCAGGCCAGCATGGGTACGTGAAGCAGTTCTGAAAGGCTTAATGCGCTCCAGCGTTTAAATTCAACCATAAAAAAGGCCCCCGAAGGGGCCTAATCGCTACTTGCTGCTAATGTTTATCGTCACATTCAGAGCGTTATCAGTAATCTTCCAACCCTCTCCATGTGGCGTAAACAAAGCCCCAGTAACAACGATAAAAATACACATGTAGTATTTTTTCATTGTGTGGCCCTTACAGGCCGTTTCACGGCATCCCCACCGACGAAAATGACGCGAGAGCAAGCACGCTGTTTGTGCCTGCGTGGTACGGCAAGTGGATAATCCTTTCCTGAAAGTCAGTGCCCGGGTGCGAATCGGCGGAAAGGCCCCAAGCCATATTACACGTCATACCCTTCATAATGAAGGAATAAAAAACGCTTTTATTACATAAGATTACACGTAAATAAGTTAAAAACCTTCATTTTGCATGAGCTAATGAGCTAAATTTTTTTATATGAATAGTGGACTATTCACCTCAGTTGGGTAAGAATGTAGTTGCTGTTTGTGCTTGCGTGGTTGTATTAGTACAACGACGTTATGCTGAAAGGACCGCGAATCCGATCAGCACGAAAGGACCGTCCTCAATAGGACGGTTTTTTTGTTTCTTCACTCATTAAAAACCGTCCAAGACCTATTGATGACTCCAGATAATCTCGATTATCCATATCAGCGCCGTTATCGACCCAATTTCTATATGCTTCATCGCAACAATACATTACAGCAGTTGGAGTAACAGGGATGCCGCCCCCAAATGAGAATCCCATTGAGCTAATGCTAACTCTTTCGAATGGCCTATTTCTCAATGCTTCAAACCCCTTGCTGTTGAAGTAACTCAGCATCAGAGGCAAAAGGTTATCCTCATCCTGATCGATTGTTCCAGGGAAAAAGTAGTAACCACAGCGATTAAATTCGGGAATCAGTTTTTCTACCAACAACATGAAATTCATTGGACTAATATTAAGGGCAGAGCAAGCACCAAAAAGAGCATCAACCGTTAATACAGACTGCCCGTTCTCTATCTTTGTCCATGCGTTTGGTGTTTTTCCAGCCGCTTGAGCCAGCACTCCTTGATGCACACCTCTTTCTAGCCTAAGTTCTTTTATGATCATTAGGTGAATTGTTGAAAAACATGAGTTTTTTGACAGTTCAGTCATTTTTTACCTCCTCTGCATTAAATTCACTACCAATTTCCATTCTCAAAAGAAACCACATCCAATACAATGAAGTTCCCTACATTCAAATCATATCCAAAAAATTGGATGCAAAGCAACTTTTTTCAACAATAAATCACGTTAAGTTCCCAACGCTCACGTTAAAGTTCCTTATATTCACATGATATTCCCAAAATTCAGTATCAAACAAATTTGATTGGTCAAATCATGCGCTTAATGAGCAGAAAATTCCGTTTTTCAAACCCACGCTATGTGGTTGTCTCTGTTAAAATCCCGCCGTATTGACATAAATGCGCCATTGGTGGACACTTTCCTAGCCGTAGCAAAATCTACGGTCGGGATTGGAACCCCGTAGACACAATGGCGCATACCGCGTTAGCGGTTTTTTTATGCGTAAAGCACTGCTACACCCAAATTATGGTGGGGCGTGCGGGGGAGTCGTAAGACTCGCCGGTTCGTCATTGTGTCCGGTAGTTCCAACCCTGCACGTCTCACCACCCAATGATTGGAACCTGACGGTGGTGAGTATCCTTAACCTTTAAGGGAATCATCACAATGACAAACCTACCCCATGACTATTACGTCAACCTCGTAAAGATCCTTCTCAAGAAAGCCTCATACGCCGATAAATTCCGCCTGGCTGAAATCATCGAGCGCGAAGCTATGCGCATCGCCAGCAACGATAACGCTGTTTCTGTCGCAAAAATCTCCCTCGTAACCAAAGTAGTTATGGGAGGTGCAAAATGAAAACGCTTCCGACCGTTAACACCCTACAGCCTATCCTGCATAACCAGCTCCCCGTTATCACCACGGAGCTGCTTGCCAAACTATATGGCTGTAGCGTCGAATGTCTTCACAGAAATCACCACCGTAATAAGTCCCGGTTTACAGAAGGAAAACATTTCATAGTTGTAAAAGGTACAGATCTCCAAAGTTTGAAAATCTCTTTAAGAGATTTTCAAACCATCGCGAATAACGTTAGAAAGCTCATCCTCTGGACCGAACGCGGGGCTGCACGTCACGCTAAAATGCTCGAAACCGATCAGGCATGGGATGTATTCGAACGGCTGGAAGACTGCTACTTCAACCAGAACGCGCAAACGGCCGCGACCGTAACCGTCTCACCAAACAATGCTCGTGAGGTTGTCGATACGCTCAACGCTAAACCAATGTATTACGTTAAGGTGTGCAACAACGAGCCACTCACAACCTCAGCCGATGTTGCCCAAGCATTCAGCACCACAAACAATTCCATCGTTATGGCCATCGATGCGTTACGCATTCCTCGCACGGCTGCGGCGCGTCACTTCTTTAAAGAACAACGACCGCTGGAAGGAAGCGACCGCGAAATAACAATCTATCGCATGACAAAAGACGGATTTACCTTGCTCATGGAAAGTATCGACGGTCCAGGCGTGAAGGATATCAAGCTGGCCTACATTGAAGCCTTTAACGCTATCAGCAGCGTGTTAAAGGCAGAATACGAGCGAATGCTATACAACCGACTGTATCAGGAAACAAAGATTATCCGAACGGCAACAGAACATCATCGGCTATTAACGGAACCAAACTACCGCAAGACACTAATCAAAGAGTTTGACAAGGCGACGGAGAAAACTAAAGCGGCACTAAATCTACCAACAATGACTAAAGATGATGTGATATCAGCCTTACTTCTTGATCTGCTCAGAAACGCCAGAGCACTTATCAGTTTTGACGAAAACCTGAATCCTCAGCTCAAGCTACTACCACCGACAGGCAAAGTAATCGACCAGGCTGATCACAACAGCATACTCAGCGTACTGGATGCAAACCTGCCAGCCAGGACACTACAGGATCTGATAAAAACATGTGCTGATAAGCTGGCACAGAAAAGCAGACCATAACTACAAGGGGCTACGGCCCCTTACTCTTTTCTCTCTTATCAACACCAGAGACTTTCTGAAAATCCTTTCGAATAGCGTCAGCGTCACGCACCAAGCCCATACTGGAACGTGTCGCCATATGACGAAAATGATCAACTGCCGGAAACAAAGAAATAATGGACCCAATAGCTTGCAGCAAACTCGCTTTTCTACGCATCATAATTCCACCATAACCGATAACCACCCTTCAGACACACCCCCCCCTCCCCCCATACAGGGTGCCCTTTACCGGAGTTCCGGCCCCTTCTCAAAAGCATCAAAAAAAGCTCGAGATCGAGTACCGGAACTCATGCCACCAGATAGCTCCACATCGTTTCCAATGCTTCGCTGCCGTGTGCGCCCTGTGGCCCACAATCATGCCATTGGTCGTCTGATATACCTTCTTCTGCTCATTGAGCACAGGCGAGTTGTCGCACTCCTGCCTTTCTCAGACTCGACTTAGTTTAGATCGCTGTTCCTGGCTTGCGTCAGCACACTTTCCCCTTGTACGCATACCCGCGCGCCACTTCGCCCAAAAACACCGAACCCAACGAAGTAGCAAAGACAACGACGCGAGCGTGAGTCTGAAACGTGCACCAGTAAAAAAGGGGTTGCAGGCGCAAAAAGATTTGATTATCTTTAGACGCAAGAAAGCCGCCCCAATCAAGAGGTGTCTTTTTAAATCCAGCCTACCAAGCAAGATTTAAATTTCAGACTGAAAACCGCCCGGCAAGGCGGTTTTTGTCTTTCTGGCGCTTACATTACACCACCAGAAAACGATCCGTAAAGGATCATTTGATCCCTTGTTCCAATTCTGACGACACTTTAACCTTTTCCCATACAAGGGTTTGCAGCCTTAACAGAATCGCGTCTTTATCAAGGCGTGAAAGATCCTTAACCATATCGTCAAATGACAGAACGCGAATGGCCATCTCAATGACCCTCGGCGGCTCCCCCTTCTCATATCGCTTATATGTAGCCAACGATATCCCAAATTCTTCGGCGGCTCGCTCCTGCGTCCAGTTCATCCCACGACGCCATAATTTCAATTCATAACCCGTCATAGCATCCTCCTCGCACAATATTAACACTCGCAAAGTGTCAAAATGACACTTTACGCATTGTGTTTACTTAACGAGGAATAAAAATGATTTATTGTTCGGCGGTGTAATCGGGGCTGGCTCGCTTTTGCTCATGCGATCAGTGTACCAGGCCAGCTCCTTGTCAAAGTAAGCCTGATTAAAATAGGCCATGAATGTAGTTTCAAATCCATAACGACCGCTAATACGCAGCATCTGATTGCCGTTCTCTGTTTCCAGATATACCTGGGCACGTTCCTGATTCTCCTTCAGCCAGGTTAAAGCCTCATCGCACGAGGACACACGATACTCATCATCGTAGCCGTCATCGATGCGGCTTGAAGAAGAACGGCAAATCACGCCAACAGAACCAGCCAGGATAGTTTGAATTTTAAGGAAAGCGTTTTTGCGGATTTTAATCATGCTCATCGGGTTATCTCCGGTTTAACCAGGGCGGGTATCGCTCGGTTTCGGGTATAACCTTAGGAAATTTTTTCCCACCTGTAAAGCACTTTTTATATAAATCTATAATTATATAATTCCATGAGCACAAAAAAGCCCCTTTGCAACAGGGGCTTATCATTCGTTCTGATCAGATGTTAAACGCTATTCGTTTTCCTGTGGGAAGCTCAACATCCAGGCTTAATTTGCCTCCCATAGCTTCAACGTAACGCTTTAATGTCGCCAGCTTTAAATCATTTCCGCGCTGCTCCAGCTTTGTTACTGCTGGCTGGCTTATACCCATCGCCTCAGCAACCTGCTTTTGTGATAACTGGAGTTCTTCACGCATCATCTGCAAGCCGACCTCAAGAATCATCTCATCTGCCATTTCTTTAATTCGCGCCTGGCTTTCCGGTGAACGGCTGGCAATCACCTCATCTAATGTTCTCATTACTTGCTCTCCAGTGTGTTCAGATGTGCTGCAAACTCATCCTCAGCTATACGCACCAGTTTTTTATAAAACCGCTTATCGTTACTTTTGTCTCCTGCACAAAGAACGATAGCCCGGCGAATCGGATCGAACGCATAAAAGGCTCTTATCGGACGGCCAGAAAACTGAACGCGAAGCTCTTTCATATTTTTGTACCGAGAACCTTTTACGGTATCGGCATATGGCCTGGGTAACTCAGGTCCGTAAACCTGTAGCTTTTTCAAATCAGCCAAAACCTTTTCCTGAAGAGCGTCTTCTTGCTCATTTAGCCAGCCGTCAAATCGCTGGCTAAAAAGTACCGTCCACATGCTCAATCCTATAACCTGTAGTTTATATCACTAACTATATAACCTGTGAGTTATAATTTCAAGAAAAACGGGGCCATTTAACATAATGGACGTTATCGGCACCACCGGATCACCGTTCATTGTCGGATCTAAAAAATCCGCTCAAAAGATCATGTTTTCCTGGGCGTTTTCCACCGTTTTTTATGTTGCTTATTTGTTAATGAAATCTCGTTTTCAGTTTCGCCTCATTTTCGACGCGAAAGCCCTATTTTTGTGACTTTACTCCTGGCATATGGACTTCCCAGCGACGAATCCCCATAGCTGCGCAAAAATCAGCCACATAATTCAATCCCGCCCATTCGCGGATACCACCACGGGCTTTTTCAATGAAAACGGCAATCCCTTTTTTATTGAGAGCAAAAAGCCGCCAGCTTTTTGTCACTTCGTCCTGGGTAGCCACAACACAAGTGAAAGCTCCCATGCGATACAGGTCCAAGAACTCTTTGCGTGTTTTGCGTACAAGTTCCATAACAAACCTCATATTTGCATGTTTCAAACATCTGTTTTGTTATCAATGAAGATTAACCCTAACCCAGCGAAGTAACACAGCAGCGCCCAGGCTGCATACGGAATGCTGGATCTGGATGTGGACTCCTTTAACATCTGCCAGTTGCGAACATTGCGACTATCTTTTAAGCCTAGTTTTTTGGCCAACTGCGAGCCGCTCATTCCAGTCAGGCCAATGACTGCCCGAACTTCTCCACATGTAGGAGATTCCCATTCATCCGCTTTTTTTAAACAAGCCGGATTCAACATTTTTAAAACAGTATCTTTATCCATAACCATCTCCATTTATTATATCTACGATGGTAGGAAATCTTTTCCTATGTGGCAATAGAAATTTACTACATTGCGTATAAGACAAGTTTTCTATGTCTAATAGGAAATGATGTTTCTTACGTTTTATCGCGTTCTGATGGCTACTGTGTGCGTATTTATCGACGTTTATTGATAAGGCTCGCCCCTTCCTCCTGCAAAGCCCGGCCGTAGGCCTTATTTCGGCCTTATATAAATTGATTTTGTATAGTTCGAAACGTGCCGTTTCGAAAAGGATGATCGGGCTGCTCCATGCCTCCGGCAAGTGCCGGAGGAGGTATATTTGAGCGTAGCGACTCGAACCGGCGCGAGCTTTAGCTCGCTGCAAGGGCGAACATATTCACAGGCAAAGCCTGTGTAAGTTAAATAAAGAAAGTCTTAATAAAAGAAAGTGATTTTGCATTTATTTGTTTAGTGCATCTATTATAAAAAACCATTTGCATATACATATCAAAACTGTGGATAACTTTATTAGCCGATGCCTGTGAAGGCGATATTTTTGCTGTGTTCAGGTTTAGAGAAAATTAATTTAGGTTGTTTTTTGAACAGATATTTTATTGCGACGTAGATAATCCTCCGGTAAAACCGGATTCATCATTCAGGTGGGTTAATGTTGGAGTGATTTCCAGGTCTTTCTTAACCTGTTATAACGCTGCTCAACGAGGGATCGTAAATATGCAAGGTCAGCACCAGGATACATGCCATCAGCAAATTCCTGGCTAACCTCTCTAGTGATTTGATGACGAAGTTCGGCCTCTCCCTTTTCCTGAACAAGACGCGCAGCTCTCTCCGCTGCTTTCTGTTTTGCCTTTATCTCTCTGGCTGTCTTCCTCTGACGCCATACATTCTCCATCTGCTCCTGCATAACAATACGCTTATAATCAGCCTCCGTTATCGCTTTTTTAAGCCGTTCGCTATTCTTCGCATTGAAGTAATTAAGTTTCTGGCTAACCGCACGTCTCCATGCTTGTTCAGTAATACCAACGGTTTCCAGCAGTTGATCACGAATCTCTATTTTCGCTGGCCAATACTGTTTATTCACCCGATCCCAGCGACGTTCATAATCAATAAAACCTAACGCTTTCAGTTGCGACAACGCCCTTGTACAGCGTGTTATAGACTTGTTCCCAGCTTCGGATACGGTAGACAGGCCGCAAAAATCAGCCAACGCCTCAGCACTGGCCAGAACCCGCTTAGAAATGATGTTTACATGGTGCAAAATCGCAGCAATCACAGCATTAATCGCCCGACGACGATGCTCGTTTATCCGGCGCTTCCGCTCTGACGGCTGATTAACGTAGAACGCAACCTCACACGTAAGATCACGACCATTAATGCGCTGTAAAGCATCAGATAACACTAGCGGCAGCTTGTGCGTATGGTGCTTTGGAGGCTGGAACTCCGGCGACAAATTACAAACGTAAGCGGAACGTAGAGACGGCATTGGTCTATCCATATGTTCGCTCTTGCGTCCACGGAAAACCAACGTATAATGGGAGTTGTCGAGGCGCCCATGGATTGTTGTTGTTGGTTTTCCGTGGATGTCGCAAGAAGCCCGCAGATTTATCTGCGGGCTTTTTGTTTCCATATCTGGTCAGTTTCCAACCAGACACCCACAATCATAACCACGTTACGTGGTTTTAAGAGAACTCTACCACAACACTTTCGGTCATGCACGAAGTCTCTCACTGATCGAACGATAATCCACCAGTAAAAGGATCTAAATTGGATCTCGTTTTGCGAGCATCATACTACTGGCCTAACTCCAGTCAATGATTCCCAGCCGGAAACCTGCGGTAAAGCGTGGATAAGGTAACATCGAAGATAATCGCTATCCGCTTACGTGAAACACCATTCGCAATAAGTCTTCCGATCTGTTCCCATTGCTCTGGTGCCAGCTTTGAGCGGCGTCCTCCTATCCTGCCGTTAGCCCTTGCCACCGCCAATCCTGCACGCGTTCTTTCAATCATATTTTCCCGCTCCATCTCTGCGACTGCACTCAGCATCGTGTAGGCAAAGCGGCCAATTGAAGTGCTAATTTTTATCCCTTCCGTAATCGAAATAAACTCAATGTTGTTTGATAAAAAATGGTTAAGTAAATCAACAAGATGAATCAGGGAACGCCCCATTCGGTCCAGCTTCCAGACAATAACCGTATCGCCCGGCCGTAACACCTTAAGTAGCTTATCAAGTCCTGGTCGTTTTGATTTAGCACCGGATATTTTATCTTCAAAAATCCGGTCACATCCTAAACTCCTGAGCGCCTCCAGTTGTAATTCCAAATTCTGGTCAAAAGTTGACACCCTCGCATAACCATATTGCATACTTTCTAAACCGCGATTGTTGCTAAAAGCGGGAAAAAATATCGTTCAGACGACACAGAGGCAATTCGCAAAAACCTCGGTTTACAGGAAACGGTAAATCAGGCTTCT